CTTCTGATACTATGATTGCTACTACTAAAGATAACTTACATTTCGGTACAGGTTTAATGTCTGACCAAAACGAAGTTAAGATTTTAGATATGGCTGACTTAGATGGTTCTCAAAACGTAAGAATCATTATGAGATTTACTGCTGGTGTTCAGTATGGAATTGTTGAAGATATCGTAACTTACGGAATCGTTAACTCTGCTAACTAAGATTAGTATAACATAAACTAGAGAGGGTAGGTGGTTAATCTGCTTACCCTTTTTTATTAACTTTAAAAAATATAAATATAATGAGTTGTGATATTTCAAGAGGTCGTTTAGAGCCTTGTAAAGATTCAGTTGGTGGATTAAACGCTGTTTACTTCGTTAACAAAGGAGACTTAGGTGCTATTACCTATGACGCTACCGACACAGATGTTATTGATGCTGTTGCAGGAACACCTTCTGCTTATAAATTTGATATCAAAGGAGCTTCTACTTATACCGAGAACATTACTTCTTCTCGTGAGAATGGAACTACTACTTTTGAGCAAGTTTTAGAACTTCAATTAACAAAATTAACTAAAGAAGACCATAAGACAGTTAAGTTATTAGCTTTCGGAAGCCCTACTGTTTTAGTAGAAGACAATAACGGAAACGTATTTGTTGCTGGTTTAGAACACGGATTAGATGTATCTGGTGGTACTATCGTATCTGGAGCTTCTATGGGAGATATGAGTGGATATACTTTAACATTCTCAGGAATGGAGAAAGCACCTGCTAACTTCTTAGGAGATACTATTTCTGCTGTAGGATTTACAGTTACTGAAGGAGTATAATAAAGAATACCTTAAATACTAATTAAAGCCTTGCATTATGTGAGGCTTTTTTTATTTAAAACAAAATAATTAAAAATAGTTATCTTAGTATGATAATATTACAACCAATAACAACATCTCAATCAATATCTATAATGCCTAGAGTAGACTTATCTACTGTTATAACATTATCTATTAGATTAAGAAGAGATGGAGATGCTAAATCTGAAACAATAACTGATGCAGTAGTAGGTAGTGATAGTAATTTCACAACATTAGACTTCTCTAGTTCTATACTATCTGAAGGCTCTACTTACTTTATGGAGATAGAAGCAGATGATAACTTAGCTTATAGAGATAAAATATTCTGTACTAGTCAAAACGATTATACGGTTAAGCATATAATATCTCAAGATAGATATACGCAACCTACAGGAGAGATAAATGATAATACATACATTATATAATGGAGAACAATAAACAACAACAAAACGTAAGGGTACTTAACTTATCATCTTACGAAGCACCAGAAGTAAAAGAAGTTCACAATAGAGATTGGGTTTCTTGGGGAGACGATAATAACTACTTTGGTAGACTTATTGACTTAGATACTTCTAGTCCAACTAACGCTAGATGTAATAATGGTATTGCTGATATGGTATTTGGTAGAGGTATAGAATCTACTAACTCTGAGTTGTTACCAGAACATTATGTAAGAATGAAAAAGCTATTAAGACCTAGAGAAATCAAGAAGGTAGTAATAGACAGAAAGAAATTAGGACAAGCTGCAATTAAGCTTACTTACAATAGAAATAAAACTAAGATATTAAAAGTATCTCATTTTCCTATGGAGACTTTAAGAGCTGAGAAAGCTAACTCTAAAGGAATTATACAAGCATACTACTATCATCCTAGATGGGCAGATGCTAAACCTAGTGATAAGCCTAAAAGAATACCTTGTTTCAAACACGGAAGTAAATCACAAAAAGAAGAAATATATGTAATCAAGCCTTATAGAAGTGGGTTTTACTATTACTCTACTCCTGATTACCAAGCTTGTTTACAGTATGCTGATTTAGAATGTGAAGTATCTAACTACCATATATCTAATATACAAAATGGATTAGCTCCTAGTTTATTTATTAACTTTAACAATGGTATTCCTAACGAAGAAACTCAAGGTGCTATTGAAAGAAAGATTAATGATAAGTTTTCTGGTAGCTCTAATGCAGGTAGAACTATTATTGCATTTAACGAGTCTTCTGAAACACAAGCTAACATAGAAGCTATTCACTTACCTGATGCTCACGCTCAATATCAATTCTTATCTGACGAAGCTAGAGAGAAGATTATGTTAGGTCACGGTATTGTATCTCCTATCTTATTAGGTATTAAAGACAACACAGGATTTGGTAACAATGCAGAAGAATTAAGAACAGCATCTGTATTAATGGATAATGTTATTATTAGACCATTCCAAGATGAGATTAAATATTGTTTAGAAGATATATTAGAGTTTAATGGTATCGTACAAGACTTATATTTTGTAACATTACAACCTATCGAGTTTACAGAACTAGATAACATATCTACTAAGATTAGAAAAGAAGAGGAAACTGGAGAGAAGTTATCTTCACAATCTAACGAAGACTTTTCTGAAGAACAAGGAGATGATATGCTAGAGCAATTAGAGGGTCTAGGAGAGGTTCTAAGCGATGAATGGGAAGTTGTGCATAGTGAAAGATATGAAGAAGACTTAAGTGACGTTAAAATGGCTGAAATCAAGTCTAGCAATAAATCATCTAAAGAAGATAGTGATATCTATAAAATTAGATATGCTTATATGCCTGTAAGAAAGTCTCCTAATAGTAGAGATTTCTGTAAGAAGATGGAAACATTTACTTCTAGGAATATAGTATTTAGAAAGGAAGATATTAATATGATGTCTTTTAGAGGAGTGAATAGTAAGTTAGGACATAATGGTCAGAATTATAGTTTGCTAAAATTTAAGGGAGGTAAAAATTGCCATCACTTTTGGGAACTTAGAGTATTTAAGTTAAAAGGAGATAAAAGAGTAGACCCTGATTCAGCTTATGAGAAAGGTTTAAAAGAGCCTAACAACCCAAGCGAGATGGGAGAGAGAATGATTGATAGAGCAGACAACGGAGCATACAGAAGTACATTAAGTAAAATTAAAAACATATTAGGACTATGAAAGCATTATTCATAAGCATAGCAGACTTAAAAGCAAAATCTATTATAGATGGTAATACAGATGCAGATAAGTTAATTCATCAAATTGAGGTAGCACAAGATATGCATATACAAAACTACTTAGGTGGTAGGCTATATGATAAGTTACAAGACTTAATATTATCAGGAGATATAGATGATGCAGCTAATAGCGATTATAAAGCTCTTAGAGACGATTATATAAAGCCTATGCTAATATGGTTCACTCAACTAGAATACTTGCCATTTGCTATGTTTAAAATAGATAATGGAGGTATAAACAGACATAGAGGACAGGAGTCCGATACAGTAGACTTTAGAGATGTAGATAGAATGCAAAGTAAGATTACAGATAGAGCTGAGTTCTATACTAAAAGATTCTTAGATTACATTTGCTTTAATAGTCAGAAGTTTCCTGAGTATAACAATAATAGTAATGGAGATATGTATCCTGATAAAGATGCAGATAGCTTTTCAAGTTTCGTACTATAATGAGTGTGAAGGCAAAATATAAAACAAAGGTAAAGAATATAATTAAGCTAGAAGCTTTTTATAATAAAATTAATAAACAAACACAAAATAAAGATGGCAAACGAAATATATCCAGTTAGTTGGTGGGGTAGCCCAGTAGAGAATGGCTGGGGAGGTAGTTATTATAATTTTGCACAAGGTGGTGGTTTAGATGGTACATCTTTTATCACTACTTGGAGAACAACCACAACAAATGAAACAATAACTATTCCTACTTCTGGTGGTGGTTATAACTACAATATAGTTACATCTGATGGTCAAGAGTTTACTGGATTAACTGGAAACCATACAATAACTTTTGCAAATGCTGGTGATTATGATGTAAGTATAAGTGGAGATTTTCCTCTAATTTATATTAATAACGGAGTTGATAAAGATAAAATAATTGATATAAAACAATGGGGTAATATTGTTTGGACAAATTTTCTAAGGGCTTTTTATGGATGCTCAAACTTAGTTGGTTCGTTTACGGATGCGCCAAATCTTGCAAATGTTACAAATTTGCAAGATTCATTTAGAAATTGCTCATCTTTTTCTGCTAATTTATCTTCGTGGGATGTTAGTAATGTTACAAATTTTATTAATACTTTTATAATTTTTGGAGGTGTAGTAACTGCACCATCTACTACAGTAAGTGGATTAGGTTCGTGGGATATGAGTAGTGCAGTTAGTATTGGTAGTATGTTTAGAAAACAAACAAACTACAACGAGGATTTAAGTTCGTGGGATGTTAGCAATGTTAATAGTATGTTAAATGTATTTCGGGGCTCTACATCTTTTGACCAAGATTTATCAAATTGGAATATAATAAATGTAACAAACTTTAATAGTTTTGCTAGAGATACAACTTTTTCTACGTCAAATTATGATGCTATTTTAATAGGTTGGGAATCTACCTTGCAAGGTACTTACCCTAACGGTAGTGGTTATACACCTACAATTAGTATAAATTTTGGAAATAGT